CGAACCCCGCAGCTCTTTTCTTTTTTGTTATAAGCCCAGATCCGTCTAAGCGGTCTGTTCCTAATACAAAAGAACCTAAAGCCGCCCCAGTAGCACCCATATTGAAAGTCAAAGTATCTCTAAGATCACCATCGATAAATATTTGAAGAGTAATATCATGGTCTCCCGACGGTTGAGCATGAACTTCAACAGCATCTAAGATCTTATCAACATTTGCTAAGTTAGGATCAAAGAATGAAAAATCAGTAAAAGGAATCTGAAATCTTGCATTGTAAGATGTGCTATTTACATTGAATGTTGTCTCATCGGTAGTCCAAACAAACCCATCTTTGCCACCTAGTAAGGGTTTTCTTTGACCTGTCGTGGCGTCTTTGCGAATCCAAATAGATTCACACTCATCTTTATCCGAAACCCATGCTTTTAAATTGCTGACATCAGAAATATCGATTTTTAAGATTCTATCGTTTCGTGTTCCTGTCGAAGATGTAAAACAAACCCATACTTGCTTTTTATCTTCGTAATAAGCAATTTGAGCTCTATTGAGTCTTGTTTTATCCGCTCCAGTTCTAAATACATCTTCGATGTTTAAAATCGCAGTGATATCTGAATCCTTAACATCCCCAAAACTCTCTGCGCCTGTTAAGAAATGCAGCCCCCCTGTAGCGGAAACAAACACCGCTTCGTTCTTGGTTGATGCAATCGAATTAGGCCCTGCGCATGATATATTATCGCTTACTTTATTTAGACTCCACTTGGTTTCATCGGATACATCGGCGATATCTAGATAATAAAGCCCCGAGGGCTCTTTAAACATATAAATCCTGCCAAAGATCCCTATCATTGAGATTAATCTTGTCCCTTCACCAGGGAATACTTCGAATATCGAAGTGGAAGCACCGGTAAAAGATTCATGATCGGCAGGATCAGATCTATAAAGGAAATGATCCGCTATCGCCCAATTCCAAAGCCCGTAAACCAGCATTTTAACTGGTTGAGTAGTGGCCCAGTCTGCCGCTGGTCCAGTGATTGCACCAACCGTGGCTCCGTCATCATCTAGTACGAAAGGAGAATCAGCCCCGTTACAGAAAAACACATGCTTTGCATTCCCCGAGGTCTCAACCCCGCCCTCAGAGATTGTGGTAATTTGATCTGTTGTCGCAAACGTTCCGAGTGAAGTGGCCCAAGCAAAAGTTCCATCGTCCTTTCTTAAAACACCGTTACTCAAGGCTACAAGTCCTCTCTGTGTCGAAGCATCGGGAAAATAATCATGTCCTCTTAGGATTGCCGGGGTCCCTGTTATCGCTGTTGAATTCTGATGCGAAGACCCGCCTTCTTTGCCCACAAATCCATCAAAGATTTCTGTATTAGTAGCCTCGATAAGTCTGTTGATTGGTACTCCGCTGCGATTCAGCGACTTATCAAGGCCACCATTACCTATAGGTATCGGTATTTTTAATCCTTGATATCCCATTATGTATTATAAACCACGTTAGTTATGTTCCTTAAGCTCCTACGTCCTGCTTTATCTCTACGAGGTGAAACTTTCCCCAGCCTAGTACTCGTTCTATGAGATTTATACTGTTCATTTTTAACCATTGTTAAAAAACCTGCCTGCGCTAACTGGAAAAACCCCGCAGCTTTATTGTCGTTTTTATCTTGTAAAAGTAACCCCGCAACCCAATTACTCATAACTGCTCTGTAGTCTCTTGGGACTTCTGGAGTGTCATTTACAGTTAAATCCGTAGATATATCGATATAATCGTATTCCACTCTTAATAGATCGGTATCTTGGTATTTATTAACTTGAATCTTTACTGTCCCGTCGGTTTCTTTAACGATGCGAAATTTCGTCGGGACTCCGCTTCGTAAATCACCTACGGGCCATTCTGAGGCAAACTGAGCTGAATCCATAGAGGTAATTAAGAACTCATCGCCCTCCGTACCCAAGCTATAAACCCTAAAGGGTTCAACGATACGAATGATATCACTTGACCCTAGATCATATTGGATATTGACTAGTTTAAATGTCTCTGTAGCCCCGGTATCCCCGGTCCACACACCGTCTAGAGTTACAGCTGCCGATCCGCCAATGTGGGTTAAAACCCTTGGCACATCGTCTTCACCGGGGATAATTAAATACCATCCCGCCCTTGAAGCAGCACTTACTGTTGAAAGTGTCGCTGAAGCAGAGTTATTTGCTACACTGATTGTCCCAGTGTCATATTTAGGCTCTAAGATTAACACCGAAGCAGGGTCCTTGATTGCCCATCTAAAGGTAATATTCGCATCTGGAGACTGCGGGCCGTTACCTCTCTTGAGATCAAGATGCACCTCGTTTATGTAATTCAGCCCCTTAAGATAGAAAGGATCTGATGTGGTTGCCATCGTTGGGTCGGTTATTTCACCAGCCTTCCAAAGTGCATCTAATAAGATGTCATTAACTGTTGTTAGGTTCGCCATTACCCCACCCTGGACATAGTAAACATCTGTCTATGAAACCCTCGTAAGAAATCTCAATCATTTTATAATCTATCCATTCCGCACAAAACATTCTTTGTCCATTCACCATAATTTCTAAGAAAATGGCCTCTAATTGAACTGGGCGCTCCGGAGGTGGTAACGTTGGAGGATCACTTGATGCCACTTTGTGACAGGCCACCACCAGAGCGCACACTATTAATAAGATCTTTAAGCTTAATGATCTCATTTTTATAACTCGCTATCATTGCCAGCGCAGCCGCCTTTTCTAAGCGCCGATGTTCTTTTTCCAATGCGAGGGCGGCCTCAAGTTGTTCAACTTTACGTGCACGCTTCAAGGCGCGAAGTAGTGCTACCGTGACCGCCCCCGCATAACCTACAATAGCGATTATCGCTATCGCCCAAATCATTCAATCAATTCAGCAGACTTTGCTTTTCCACGACTAAAACTATAACCCATAGTTGCCAATACCTGAGCCGCCATGCCTGCTATTTGTTCCATTTGAGTCCCAGCGCCTAACACGCCACTCATCATAAGCAGACCAACAACTGCCGCCGCCAAACTTAACCAAAATTCTGATGTTCGATATCCAGGCTTCATAATTACCCCCTACATAAGTTCTCTAAATTTTTCGATTAGATAGTTAGGACAGGTTTTCCCATGATGGTCTACTTGGTAGTGACCATAAATATCTTTTAATCTTAGACTGTATGTTGTCATGAGCATTTGTAATAAACCCTTTAAACTTACTATCTGACTTACCGTAAATGTATTTTTACCCATTGCGCATATACCTATTGTATCTTTGTTGTTCCCTTTGGCATGAGCACCCTCTATACCTAATGGTCTCCCCGTTTGGATTTCCCCACTAAATGGAATAACAAAATGATACCCAACGTCTTTCCAACCCTTTGCTTTATGCCAACTTCTAACATCCTCAACGTCGAGCATTCTTCCTTCTTTACTAAAATGTGGGCTATCGGAGCAATGTAAGATAATTCTTTTTATTACTCTCAAAAAACCCTCGTTTACTAATTCCATACATTATTTTCGCCCCTGTAATTCCTTTACTATTTCTTCACAGCGGTCGATTCTGGGACCACGTTTTGCCACTTCAAGCTCGATGTCTCGTAGCCTCCGTTTAATGTCTGTGCTGCTTTTTGTAAGTTCCACGATTGTATGTTGGTTAATATAATAATGACCAACAGTACCCCCAACCAAAAGTAAACCGCAAAGTATGGAAACCAAGGCCGCAACGTCACTGACTCGGTAGTTCCTAGACTTCCCCCTAACTTCCTTAGTTTCTCCCACATTCACTTACCTTTCCGTTTTTTACGGCCTTTCTTTTTTTGTCCTTTACGCCTTTTACTGTTGCGACTTCGTCGACCTTTTTTCTTATTCTTTTTTCCTACTCTAGCCATTACGGTAACAATGGAGTTTTATAAGTTAAATTTTTTGCGTAAGCGATGTAAGCTAGGTCATGGTTATTATCTAAAGGAGAACCCCCGCCCTCAGCAGCGCCTATAGCTAGGCCCCCAGCTGGAGTGATAGAACCTACCGCAGATAGAGCCGACCCAGCGTTAAGACCTGTAGACTGCGTTACACCATCAGCTACCACCCCCACTAAAGAAGCGGATTTATCAAAAATCATCTCTATGTGATGCCAATCGCCATCTTCAAGCATAGAAGCCCCACTACCGGAAAGCCAATGAGTTCTATGCTGAGTAGTGCCATCATGAACGCCCATAAGCAGTGCCACACCAGTAAAATAAGCAATATAGATTCCTTCGGTAGTGTTAACTGTGGAATCATAATCAAATAAAACGTAAGTGTATCCTGTAGATACTCTAGCTACGAAGATAATAGAAAAGTCCGCTGTCCCAGGTTGTATACTTGAATTAGGAGTAGCATCTTCCCAGCTTTCCGCAGAGTGCTGGTAGCTGATCATTCCTGTACTAGGAGGGCCTGCGGCAGACGCTGTCCCCCCTGAACCAGTTCTAGCGTAAGTGTCTCCATTAATTAAACTGACCCAGTTAGAGCCTGAAATATCATCAGCACGCCATATCTCAGTAGCCCCGGATTCGGAGGGCCAAAAACTCTTATTAATTACGCCAGGAAAAACCCCGCCGATAGCCTGCCTGCCTAACGTTGCATCTCTGGTGTAAACTGACATTAGCCAGTCTCACGATACCGCACAGTAAACGAATTATTAGCACTTGTAGTCTGAAAATACGGGATTATTGATTCCCCAGCTTGCAAAGCTAACCCGATAGGATCTTCAATCACTACGTTAAGCAAATCGTTATCAGCAACTTCCTCTTTGTATTGGTGTAATTTAGCAACCCAAAGTTCGTCCGCTACCGCTGCCGTGGTCGCTGAAGCCGCCGACGCATCAACCTTGATTGCATATTTCCCCGCATCCAACCCGTCAGTATCAACAGGAACGTCGCCCGCTGCAAGCTGTGTCCAGTCTATCGGAGGTGAAAACGATATAACCTGTTCTACAGCGGTGTAAGCAGTGGGTTCTTCAATGGTCACCATGTCCGTCCACGCCGTACCATTCCAATATTCCACCACGTAAGTCGCAGCGCCAACTTCAGCCGTACCAACATCAATTCCTATGATTCCGAATTTATCTAATGCTTGAACTACGAATCCGTCATCATTAACAAGTGTGAAAAGAGGGAAATCAGCCCCTCCAGCGGATTGAGCATCTGTAGTGTCGTCGGTGTAAGAAGCCCCGGCCGAATCATCCCATTGTCCAGCTTTCCATCGTGCGTTGTTTAATTTAAACCCCACACCTAGAATTTGAGCGGCACCAGCTCGGTTATTTACTGTCCCCCCTACAAACACCAAGTTATTCCCAGATGCAGGGCTAACTGCGGCAGTTTTAGTCTTTTCCGCGTAGTTAACGTGAGCAGTTTGGATTGGTCTTTCAAAATGCGTCATTCAACTACTCCTTCCGAAGTTACCAAAATCTCTTTCTTTTTATTTTTACTTCCCTTAGGACGCCCCGACTTCTTTTTATCCTTCGGATCTGTCGGCGCAGCCTCCACCTTCGCATCAGAAACACTATCTTTTCCGAGATAGCGCTCTTTAAGGTCATCAGGTATTTTAAACGTGGCATCGCCCATTGTCCCAGGATCAAAGAACCTTTTTCTCTTGTGATCAAAGTAGATTTCAGGAAGTCCACTTCTACATATTTTAGTGTAAGGTGTTGTTTCCTTTTTTACGTTTCCCTTAGTGTCGTAATGATGCACTTTATGGTCAAACGCCATAAACCCTCCTAGTAACCGTCTACTACTATCCGAATAGTTTGGGCCGCTGGAGCGGCAGACGTGGTTAGTTCAATTAATGGCCCATCTGTCGTTATACTGTAATCGCCTTGTGATAGAACAATCGTTTCCGCACTGACATCATACTCCATATGATAATCAAGCGTGTTACTTTCCATAAAGTTAATATGTTCAGTGTGTCTGGACATGCCTAGAACCCCCTTAGCTAAAGGAATCCCGGCTGTAGGATAAGTAAGTGCGCCATCACCGAAAGCAATAGTGCAGTAATTACGTTTCATCCCGTTAAGATCTTCCTTACGGTTGATCGTAACGGTAACGTCACTCGCTGCTATAGCAGGCATAGTAACCTCCTTATTTTAGAGGGGAGGTTTCCCTCCCCCCTTTTTTAGTTAAGTTGACTCTGTTACCAATCCAGTACCATCGTTCGCTAATGTGTCTTGTAGTGGCTCATACTCTACAGTGTAATGAGCCGAACCAGACGTTGCAGCATCAGAGATCTGAAAGGTCAGAAACTCGCCTCTTTCCAAAGTAAATGGAAAGATAGTTGAGGTCGTATCAACGACCATCTCCGCAACATCTAAGTTATCTGGGACAACAATTGAACCAGCATCGGCAGCACCCCTGGTACCGCCTGTTCCTGAATTGGCTGTTTTGTCTACTTGTATTGTGGCAGCACCATCAGTCTCAGTCGTTCCAACTATTACCGCACCAACGGAATGTATTCTCATGCGGGAACCCGCAATAAATAAATCCGTATGATCGGCAGCGGATGAAAGAT